GCAGATTCGATAGCAGAAACATCATGGCAGGATGATTCGGACGATATGGATGAAAATAATTTATTGGATCTGGCCAAGAATCCGATCTTAGTTGGAATGGATGGAATAGATGCAAAAGCGGCTATTGCTAGCATTTCGTTTCTTGATCAAGAAGATTTGTATAAACAATTAGAAGTATTATCTAAAACACAAGGTCCAGATGCAGATGCAAGAGTGACTATTGCACAATGGTTGGCTTCGAACGGGGAGCAGGTATTATCAAATGCCATCATGCAGCAAATGCAACAACAAATTGCCAGTACACAACCAGCACCGCAACAACCTCAAACTCCAAAACAACCAGTTGGCGCTACTACCATGGACGAGCCAGTGGTAAATGAAGAATTATCTATCATAAAGTGGTTGTCTGGTTTAGGTAAAAAATAATTAAATTTGTTTTGACATCATAAATACAATTGTTATACACTTGTAAACATGCTTGTGTATATCTTGGCACAAACTATTATGGCATTTATTAAGGAGAATATATTATGGCCACTTCATTAGCTGAAATTCGCGCAAAACTACAAGCGCAAGAAAACCGCGGTACAGGCGGACAATCACAAGGCGACAACGCCATCTATGCACACTGGAATATTCCAGAAGGCTCAAGTGCAAAAATAAGATTTTTACCAGACGCCAATCCAAAGAATGATTTCTTTTGGGTAGAGCGACTAATGATTCGACTGCCTTTTGCAGGTATCAAAGGTCAAGCAGATTCAAAACCTGTTGTTGTACAAGTTCCATGTGTGGAAATGTACGGTGACGCATGTCCTATTCTAGCAGAAGTACGCACTTGGTTCAAAGACCCCGGACTAGAAGAAATGGGTCGTAAGTACTGGAAAAAGAAATCATATCTATTCCAAGGCTTTGTTAGAGAAAACCCTCTAGCAGATGACAAAGCACCAGAAAATCCTATTCGCAGGTTTGTTATTAGTCCACAGATCTTCAATTTGATCAAAGCTGCACTGATGGATCCAGAACTAGAAAGCATGCCAACTGATTACTCAGCTGGTCTTGATTTCACTGTAACAAAAACTAGCAAGGGTGGTTATGCAGATTATTCTACCAGCAAGTGGAGTCGTAAAGAAACTGCACTAACAGCACAGGAACAAAGTGCTATTGATAGTTTTGGTTTATACAATTTGTCGGACTTCCTTCCTAAGCGTCCCGGCGAAGTAGAACTAAAAGTGATCAAGGAAATGTTTGAAGCGTCAGTAGACGGTCAAGCATACGATCCGGATCGTTGGAGCCAATACTTCAAGCCCAGTGGCTTCCAAGGCAAAGGCGGCGATGATGCTGTTGGTTCTCCGCCGGCATCAACTCCAACACCTACTCGTGCTGCCACCCCTGCAGCAGTTGCAGAGGACCCACCATTTGAAGCAGATGAGGATGAACCACCAGTTGCCAGTGCTCCGGTTCAGACACCTGCTGCAAAACCGTCTAGTCAACGTGCAGAAGATATTTTGGCAATGATTCGCAATAGAGCCAAATAAGGTTGTGTCTAATGTTATCACAACTAGATAACATTATTTTCCCAGACCGTTGCGAGGTGTTAGAAGTTGCCCCGCAGCGGTTTGTCTATCCAATTTATAAAAATGGATACAGCAGTTTACGTGAATCTAATTTTAGAACATTGGCAATGACAGAACTACCTGCATTGGACACTGTGGAAATATTTGTAAGAGAACCTACTGAACGTTTTGTTTCTGGTTTAAGTACTTGGATCGAACATAACAGTCACTTGGACAGAGAAACCTTGCTGTTTATGGCCACAAATCATTTGTTCATAAACAGGCACATAGCACCTCAATTTCATTGGTTAGTCAATCTTCGCAGATACACTAATGCTCAAATTAAAATCAATACTATCAAAGATTTGAAAACAATAACCAATTTACACGTTAATACCAATGAAGATAAAGTGCATTGCGATATAACACATTTTCCTAAAATAGCATTTTATATGCAGTTAGATAAAGTTCTAACTGAAACATTTTTAGGGCAAACTGTCAAGTTTCCAGAGATTGTGCAGGCGGTTAAAGATTTATATCCCGAAGTATACAAAGAAGTTATACAGCGTTCAATATCATTATGCAATGTCCTCGTTTAAATCATTTTGTACGATTTAATCCTAACGGCACAGTTAGTAGATGTGGACACATGGTTAACGCTCCAGAATTTGATAATTTAACATTATTAGAAAACAGTGAATGGTTGTATAATATCAAAACTTTATCGTGGCCTTCAGAATGTATTCGTTGTAGGGAAACTGAGCAACTAGATCAAGAAAGCGTTAGAATACAGGCTATTAAATTTCACCAAAAACAAACAAGTAAAGAATACTTAATTGTAGGTGGTGTATTAGACAATATTTGTAACAGTGGATGCATGACCTGCAACGAATTTTGTAGTACAAAAATAGGAAGTTTAAAATCTAAAACTTATCCTATAATTAACAATACTAATCATTTTTGGAATTTGCCTACTCATAGAATCGTAAAGTTAGATATCAATGGCGGAGAACCTAGCGCCAGTAGAAACTATTTAGAGGTACTAAAGAAGATTCCTCCCAACGTTAAAGAAATACGTATTAATACAAACTGCTCTGACATAATTGAAGAAATCAAGACTGTTATTGAACGTGGAATTAAAGTTGTAGTGACAATAAGTTTAGATGGCATAGAGGAAGTGCATGATTTTGTTCGTTGGCCCATTAAATGGAATAAGTTTTATAAAAACTTACTTACATACAAAAATATACAAGGATTAGAATTAAACACATGGACAACAATTAGTGCATTGAATCTTCATGATTTTACAAATATAAAACAGTTTGTAAAAGATCATCAGCTTGATCATTCATATGCTTTTTTACATCAACCAGAGCCAATTAATGTAAAATATCAAAATAATCTTACAATGCCTTTTCAAGAAATGTTTCCAGGTAAAGTTGCGATTGATAAAAATAATCAAAAAATATTAGACAATTTTATTAAAGAACAAATGGAGTTACGAGGATTATGAAATGTTTTAAAGAACTTCATTGTGATAACGTGTCTATTATATCTGAACAAATTTACAAATACGTTTGTGAATACACAGATATTGTTAATACAAAAGACTTTGGTTGGCATTTTATTAATTGTAAAGAATTACTTAATCATGCGCCGGCTTTGGTTGAATACTTTAAACAAAATAAATTAGTTCCAAGGCATGCAGCAATAACTATCATAACAGAAAGCTATCATCTACCCAAACACGTTGACGAACCACCAGTGATTGCTAAGATAAATTTTCCTATCGTTAATACATGTGGATGGGCCAATCGATGGTACAATGATAATGAAATAATAGCAGAATTACATAACATGGAGAATCCTATAGTTTTTAATTCCCAAATAATGCACAGCGTCGAAAAAATCACAGACACCACTTTACCAAGAATAGTTGCAAGTTTTACGTTTTACACGGAGCCCATTGAATGGCTAAAATAGCAATAACTGGTCATAGTGCAGGTATTGGAAAAGCATTATATGACATTTTTGTTGGCCGCGGCAACGAGGTTATTGGTTTAAGTCGTAGCAATGGATATAATATCAGATCTATACCTAAATTAGTATCAGCCATTGAACCTTGCGATATTTTTATCAACAATGCTCAAGCAGGTTTTGCACAAACTGAATTATTGTTTGCAGTGTACGAGGCATGGCAAGGTAAAAAAGATACTAAAATTATTAATATTAGTACATTAATGACATCAACCCCAATAAGCTCAATTGGCGGATATAACATGATACAATACCATTTACAAAAACAAACATTAGAAGAAGCCATTAGACAATTAAGGCATTTAAACAATTGGCCTAAGCTGTGTTTAGTAAAACCCGGAGCTGTAGCCACTCAACCCGGTCAGGCAAGTCCACGTCCATATGCCGATGTTAAAGTTTGGGCCGATAGATTAATTGATATTTTAGATTCAGGTCCTGACTTAGAAGTTGAAGAAATTGGATTAGGTGTCAACTATCCATGAGAAGCAAAGAATACCTCACTAACAAACATTTTTGCCCGGTTCCGTGGACTGGTGTAATGTTTAACTTTGATGGCAACGTAAAAAACTGTATACGAAGTTCTGGACCAATTGGAAATATTCAAGATCGATCTATCATTGATATTGTAAACGGAATTAAGAATATTCGTACAAAATTTGATATGATTAT